TAACTATGAAGCTATTGAAATCTTTGAGATTAAGAATAGGTCTGAATGGGAAACAAGACAGAAGCTTATGAAGGTTGAGAAGTCTATGCAAAATTTAATTACAAGACATTTGAAGGAGAAAGATGAGTAAATTAATAACTGTAAGAGCTTATGAATATCAAGAGCTAGATAATGAAGCAAAAGCTAGATTTATAAATTATATGTATGACAGTCCTTTTGACTTTGAAGACGAAGATGAAAATGGTAATACAGTAGTTAAGTATAGCTACTTTGCTGATATGGATTTGGAGGAACAAATAGATTTGTGTGAAGTAAATAATTATTTTTTTAATAGATATGGCGAACTAATTGGACATTTAGAGGAGGAAGCATGAGTAAATATCGCACAAGCAGTTATGCTTTTACTGTATTTAATCCTAATGATAAAGATAAATCAAAAGGCTTAGATAAATTAAAAAAGCTAAGAAAAACAATAGCTTACACTAATAAGTTAGGACTTACTAACCATTATGTTAAGTGTCAAGGTAGGTGGGGTAAAAAAAATCCTAACTACAATCATAGAAGAATTACTTTTTGCCCATTAGAACATGCGGTAAAATGGGATGTATATTTTTATAGGATGTAATTATGGAACACTATTATTTTTATCATGATGATATGAAGACTGGACTAAGAGGAGAAGGTTGTGGCTATCGCAAAGCTACTATTCGTTCTGTTGGTCGCAAGTGGGTCTACATTAGATTCGCTAAAGAAGGAAACTTTAGAAAGCTTTCAATCAAAAAGTGGCAAGACATTTGCCGACAAAAAGATTTTAAGACATGGGAAGGTCATGTTGCAGAAAGTAAAATAAAAAGAAAAGCTCTTGATATGGGTTTATCTTTTTATAAAAAAAGGTATAATAAAAATGTTCCAAAGACTATTGAGGAACTACAAGAAGAACTGGAGGTAAGTTAGTATGATGTGGATATTAGTAGCTTTGTTTGAAGTAACTACTATTGCAGTAGTGATTGAGGATATTCATATCTTTGAATATTTATTTAAGTCTGAAATAGATTGTTTAAATTTTTTAACAGAAAATTATGACGGCTTAGAAAATTATATTAAAGAAGAGTATCAAACTTATGCAGAAACTTTTGTTTGTGTAAATTCAGAAAGAATAAATAGAGGTTAAATATGGACAATAAAATTTATCATTTTAAAGCATTGGTCAAAGAATTACCGATTACATCTATGACTAATATAGAATACAAAGATGCAGTAGAAAAAATCTATATGGAAGTTTATTATCCAGAAGAAAGAATATGAAGTTTGTAATTTACATTGGTAAGTTAAAGACAGTAACTGTTGAGGCAGAAGATAAAGATTATGTTAGAGCAGTTATACTTGATAACTCAAGAGTTTTTCTTGAAGACTTATTTGATGACGGAGTAATAGAAATTGAACAAGAAAAAAGTTAAAGAATTAAAAAAAAGAGTTAAGCTAATTCAAGTGCAGTGGCTTAAATCTATGATGACTGAAGAAGAAGGTAATAAGATTACCCTTGACAATGTTGATAGTATGCTACCTCAAGAAACTCATGTACATACTACTGGAAGAACTCATTTGTCTTTCATGACAGATAAGTGGTTACTTAAAAAATTAAAAAGTAATCCTAATATTAAAAACTATAATCAATTAAAAGAGGAAATAAAAGATGCAAACATATATATGTAAAGTTATGTTAGATAAAGAAGAAGATGAAATAAAAACTTACGCTTATTCTATATTAGAAGCGTTTGATAATCTTATTTCTATGGAGGGAATTACAAATATTGTTTCTGTTACTAATGAAATAACAAAAGAAAAGTTTCTTTTTGAAGGAAATTATATGGCTCTAAAAGAAGCAAGAAGCAATATCAAAGATGAACACTTAATTGTTGAGGAACTATACAAACTAGATGGCACAGAGAAGAGAAACAGTCTTAATTAAACATGTCAAGAAGGCAACTTCTCAAGGCATGGCAGGGCGAGGTAGAAAAGTTAAACAGTCTACTAAGCATTTAAATAAACATAAACGTAGACAACAAAAAATTAAATATCGAGGACAAGGAAGATAACTCTTGACAACAAGAATGTTATTCTCTAAAGTACAACTATGGAATTAATGGATAGATTAGAACGAGTAATCAGGAAGCCCTCTCTATCTCCATTTAAGTTACTTGATTTGGCTCATGCCACAACCGAGAGAGTGGTTGGCTCAAAACTCTCACAGATTTTTAATAAGCTAAACGGAGGTAATACACTATGGCTATATTAGAAGGCTCAGTAAAATGGGCAAGTATAACGACCCCAAACACAAAGTTTGAACCAGTATATACTGTTGACTTAATTGTCGATGAGACTACTGCTAATGATTTTGCGGCAAGAGGTCATAAGGTAAAGCAACATGACGAAGGTCCTGCTTTAGTTATCAAAAGAAAGGTACATGGTCCTAATGGAATAACCAGACCTGCACCTAGACTTTTAGATAAGGATAAGCAAGAGATTAGTCTTGCTGTTGGTAATGGCTCTAAGGTTAGAGTTCAGTACAATGAGTATAGTGGTGAGGGTAAATTTGGTCCTTACGTAGGTCTTGACTTACAAGCTGTACAAGTTGTGGACTTAATCGAATATAAAAATGCTGATGGTGCTGAACTATTAGCAGATGGCGAGGAGTTCTAATGACAGAACAAGAACAAAAACCTTACATTACCATTGATGATGTCAATGTTTATGTTGAAGATTTACCCGAAGAGGGTCAACAAATCTTTGGCAGATTACAGAGACTGAATCAAAAGAAAGCTGCACAGACTTTAGACCTTGAAGAAACTCAAGGTGCTATTAATTATTTTTCTACCAGAATTGTAGAAGTAATTAATGCAGATAAGTCTGGTGTTAAGGTAGAGGAATCTGAAACAAAAGAAGTACCATCAGATACTGAAGCACAAGACAGTTAGTAAAAACATTTAGCTAGATTAGGTTTTTTAACCTCTATTATTTATCCTAGTCTAGCTATTCTTCTGGAGATAGAATGAATCAAGATAAAAGCAAATTCGTAAAGCATAGGCAACCTTGTCCTAAGTGCGGTGGCTCTGACCCCGTATCAATTAACGCAGACAACTCAGCTTACTGCTTTAGTTGTTCAACATTTTTTACCGATTATGAAACTGCAAGTGAGGGCAGAATAGTGGAAACAACACAGAAACCAACTAATACATTTTTAGAATCTTATACTGGAATATATGGACAGTTAACTGACAGAGGTATCTCTGAAGATACTGCGAAGAAGTTTGGTGTAAGAATTGTAAAGAACAGAAATGGAGATATAACGCAACATATATATCCATACTTTAATGGCAATGAAGTAGCCATAACTAAAACAAGATTTGTTGCAGATAAAAACTTTGCAACCAAAGGTACGTTTGAAGGTACAGGATTATTTGGCGAACAGTTATACAGAAATACTGGCGGTAAATATCTAACCATTACTGAAGGCGAGTGTGATGCTATGGCAGTAGACGAACTCTTTCAAGGTAAGTGGGCAGTCGTATCTCTTAAACGAGGTGCTGCAGGTGCAGTAAAGGATATTAGAGAAAGCATAGAGTTTGTTGAGAGCTTTGATAATGTCGTGCTTTGTTTTGATAATGACAAGGCAGGTCGAGAAGCTTCACGAAATGTTGCTCGTATTTTAAAACCCGGGAAGGTAAAGATAATGACTTTACCCAATGGCTATAAAGATGCTAACGACATGCTTAGACAAAAAGAATTTCAAGGCTTTACTAAAGCATGGTGGGAATCTAAGACTTATACTCCGTCAGGTATCATGGAACTGTCTAGTCAAAAATCAGACTGGCTACATAGAGAGGTAAAAGAAAGTATTGCTTATCCTTGGGAAGGTTTAAATAAAAAATTATATGGCATGAGACGAGGCGAGTTAGTAACCTTAACAGGTGGTACAGGACTTGGTAAGTCTTCAGTAACTAGAGAACTTGAACATTGGCTAATTAAAACTACTAAAGATAACGTAGGTATTATTGCTCTTGAAGAAAACTGGATGAGAACAGCAGACGGATTAATTTCTATTGAAGCTAATGACAGAATATATCTTAATGAGAAAAGAGATAATTATAGTGATGAAGAACTTAATACTTTATTTGATAAAGTAATAGAAAAGAACAGAGTATTTATTCATTCACATTTAGGAGCAACTGACATTGACGAAATCTTTGCCAAACTTAGATACATGATTGTAGGGTGTGAATGTAAATGGGTAGTGGTTGACCACTTACACATGTTAGTAAATGTCTTATCCGAAGGCGATGAACGTAGAGGTATTGATTCTCTTATGAATAGACTGCGTAGTTTAGTTGAAGAAACTAATGTAGGCATGATACTTGTTTCACACTTACGTAGAGCTGCAGGAGAGAAAGGACATGAGCAAGGCATTGAAGTATCTCTGTCTCACTTAAAAGGTTCACAAGGAATCTCACAGTTATCTGATTGTGTAATTGCTCTTGAAAGAAATCAACAGGCTAAAGACCCTAAAGAAGCAAATAAAACTAAGGTAAGAGTTTTAAAATCAAGGTATACTGGAGATACTGGATTAGCTTGTGCATTAAGATATGATAGTGAAACGGGTAGATTACATGAGTTAACAGAACAGGAGACATTCGATAATGAAGAAATTGATTTTTGATATAGAAGCAGACGGATTAAATCCTAGTAAAATCTGGTGTATTGTTGCCAAAGATTTAGTAGAAGATACTTGCCGTACATTTAACCCTAATCAATTACTTGACGGGGTAGAATATTTACAAAGTGCTGATGTTTTAATCGGGCATAATATTATAGGCTATGATATTCCTGCAATAGAAAAAATACTTGATGTTAAATTAGAAGCCAAAGTTGTTGATACTTTAGTTATGTCTAGGTTATTTCAACCTGTTAGAGAAAACGGACATAGTTTAAAAACATGGGGCTATAGAATTAACTTTCACAAGCAAGAACAACCTGATGATTTTGATACCTATACACACGAAATGCTAGAGTATTGTGAACAAGATGTATTACTTAATGAGAAAGTTTATTATGCTTTAGAAAAAGAAGGTGTAGGATTTAGTCAGGATAGTGTAGATTTAGAAACACAAGTTGCTCAAATCATGCACCAACAAGAACAAACTGGTTTTCTATTTGATACGGAAAAAGCCACAATGCTTTTAGCTAAGTTAAAAGCTAGAATGATAGAAGTAGAAGATGAAGTACAAACTACTTTTAAACCTAAATGGGTAGAGGATAAACTTGTAACTCCTTATATAAAGAAAGATGGTACTTTATCTAAACGTGGCATGACTGATGAAGAATATGAAAAGCGTTTGACTACTAAGAACTATGACCCATTTATGCGTAAGAAACTACAAGAGTTTAATCTTGGTAGTCGCAAACAGATTGGCGAATACTTAGTAGACTTTGGGTGGAAACCTGAAAGATTTACACCTACTGGACAGCCTATAGTTGATGAAGGCACTCTTAAAAAGATAAATCATATACACGAAGCTCGGCTCATTGCCGAGTTTTTATTATTACAGAAACGGATAGCTCAAATATCTTCTTGGATAGATGAGTTAAAAGGTGAAAGAGTTCATGGTTCGGTGATACCTAACGGCACTATTACTGGTCGTATGTCTCACAGAAGTCCTAATCTAGCACAAGTTCCCGGTGTATATAGTCCTTACGGAGAAGAGTGTCGTTCTTGTTGGACTGTACCAGAAGGGTATAATTTATTAGGTATTGATGCTGGTGGCTTAGAACTTAGAATGTTAGCTCACTACATGAATGATGAAGAATATATTAACGAGGTAATTAATGGCGACATACACAAAACAAATCAAGAACTTGCAGGACTTGAATCAAGAGATAAAGCAAAAACTTTCATCTATGCACTTATCTACGGAGCTGGAGATGAAAAGCTTGGTACAGTGGTTGGAGGAAAAAGAGAAGACGGTAAGCGACTTAGAAAGCGTTTTCTTACCAACTTGCCATCACTTGAAACTCTTACGAACAGAGTTAGAGAAGCTTCAAAAAGAGGATTCTTAAAAGGTTTAGATGGTAGAAAGATTTATGTAAGGCACGAACATGCTGCTCTAAATACTTTACTACAGGGTGGAGGTGCGATAGCTATGAAAAAAGCCATGTGTATCTTTGATAATAAAATAAAACTAAATACACTTGATGCTAAGTTTGTTGCTAACATTCACGATGAATGGCAGATGCAAGTTAAACAAGACATAGCAGAATTTACTGGTCTTATGGGTGTTGAATGTATTGAAGAAGCAGGACAGCAGTTGGGCATGAGATGTGCTTTGACTGGTGAGTACAAGCTAGGAGGTAACTGGAGTGAAACCCACTAAAAAAGATAGAAAAAAGTTTGACCTTGACTTAACATACGGCTCTATCAGAGAAGATAGAATTGCAGATATGTTAACCAACAAAAAGATTGAGGTTAAATCAGAAAGAGATATATGGGTAGGAACTAATAACATTTGTATTGAGTATGAATCATGGGGCAAACCCTCTGGTATTCGTGCTACTGAATCAGATTATTGGTTTCACAACCTTTGTATTGGAGAAGAAGAATACTGTACTTTAGTTTTTAAGACTGATGTACTCAAAAAGATTGTAGATAAATTAGATACTTTTAAAACTGTAAGCGGTGGCGACCACAATGCTAGTAGAATGTTCTTAGTTAATTTACCAAAATTATTTTCAACAGACGTAATAAAAGCATTTAAGGAGTTAGATGATGATACCGAAAAGTAATAAAAACGAAGAAGAGTTTGACTTAATTAAAGTAGACAACTATAATAAGTTCACATCCGAATCAGGTCATTGGTATGACCAAGACGGAGAACCAATGTATACTATCATTGGTGCTAATGGTAGAGAAAGAAACACTACATTAAGAGATGCTAAAACATTAGGTTTAGTACCCTCTGTTACTACTATTATAGGCACGATAGCTAAACCATCTTTAGAAAACTGGAAAATAAATCAGGCTCTAAACTCAGCACTATCTTTAGAAAGATACGAAGATGAATCTACTGAATCATTTTCAGCTAGATGTAAATATGATTCTAAAAAGATTAGTATTCAAGCTGCTGAACAAGGTACAAAAATACATGGGATGATTGAGAAAGGATTCTTAGGTAAAGAAAAAACTAAACCTTATAAAATTATTAAGGCTTGGTTAGATGAAACTTATCCTGACGAAGAGTGGATAGCCGAAGATTCTTTCTGTGCTAAACAAGGCTATGGTGGTAAGGTTGATTTATATTCTAAGTCTGGAATATTTATTGACTTTAAAACTAAAGATAACTTAGAGGGTAAAGACCCTGCTAAATTAGTTTATGATGAACATGGTATGCAACTCTCAGCTTATGCTCAAGGTTGTGGCTTTAAAGATGTAGAAAGAATATCTATATTTATAGATAGAAAAGATACTGAAATTATTTTGTATCATGTTTGGGATAAAGAATCACAAAAGAAACATTTAGGAATGTTTAATAATATTTTAGAATATTGGAAACTTGCTAAGAATTATGACTCAACTGTAAAGAAAAATGGCAAGAAGAAAACCAAGAAAACCAAGACCTAAGAAAGAGGCAGGTATTCCTAGAGGCTATGATAGTCATTGGGAATATGAATTACATCAAAGATTGTTTGCTGACTGGCGACATCATTGGGAAACTATAGATTATGTTATTCAACACAAATACGAACCAGACTTTGTACGTAAGTTTGATGATGGTAGTGTTGTTTTAATTGAAGCTAAAGGTAGGTTCTGGGATTTTCCAGAGTATAGTAAATACGTACATATTAAAAAAGCTTTACCGAAACATATTGAGTTGGTGTTTTTCTTTCAAAAACCTTATGCTCCTATGCCCGGAGCTAAAGTAAGAAAAGATAAAACTAAAAGAACCCATGCTGAATGGGCGGAAGCTAACGGCTTTCGTTGGTTTAGTGAAACTAAATTACCTGAAAAGGATTGGATAAATAATGAAATATAAAACAATAAATGACCTTGTTAATAATCCAGCACATTATAACCAAGGCAAAATAGAATGTATTGATTCTATTGAAGCTATGCTAACTAAAGAAGAATTTATAGGTTATCTGCGTGGTAACTCTCATAAATATAGATGGCGATTTACTTATAAAAACGGTATCGAAGATTTAAAAAAAGCAGAGTGGTATGAAAATAAATTAATAAAAGTATTAGAGGAAACAAATGAGTGATAAAAAAGGAGAACACCCTTACTTAGGAATCATAATAAATTATGATAGAGATAAAAAATTAGATAAGTTTAGTTTAGATACGCTTCAAGATAGATACTTATGGCAGAATGAAACTTCGCCACAAGAAGCATTCGCTAGAGCTTCTATATTTGTTTCTACTTTTAAAGAAGAAACCGACTTTGATATGGCTCAAAGAATTTATAACTATGTTTCTAATCTTTGGTTTATGTTTTCTACCCCTATTCTTTCTAATGGCGGTACTACTAGAGGCTTACCTATTAGTTGTTTCTTAAACTATGTACCAGATAATCGTGAAGGTTTATCTAGCCACTATGATGAAAACATTTGGTTAGCTAGTTCTGGTGGTGGTATTGGTGGTTACTGGGGAGATATTAGAAGTGATGGTATACCTACAAGTAATGGTAGTAAATCTACTGGCTCAATACCTTTTATGAAAGTAGTAGACTCTCAGATGTTAGCCTTCAATCAAGGTGTTACTAGAAGAGGTAGCTACGCTGCTTACATGGATATATCTCATCCAGAGATTGAAGAGTTTATGGTAATGAGAAAAGAATCCGGTGGCGATGTAAATAGAAAATGTTTGAACTTACATAATGGAGTTAACATAACTAATGCTTTCTTAACTGCTGTAGAAGAAGATGATGATTGGCGATTGATTGACCCAAAAACAAACGAAGCTGTTAAGATTATAAAAGCTAGAGAACTCTGGTCTAAACTATTAGATGCCAGAGCAGAAACTGGAGAGCCTTACATTGTCAATATAGATAACTGTAACGATGCTCTACCACAAGGACAAAAAGATTTAGGATTAGAGGTAAAACAAAGTAACTTATGTTCAGAGATAACCTTACCTACTAATGACGAGAGAACTGCAGTATGTTGTTTGTCAAGTGTTAACCTTGAACACTTTGATGAATGGTCTAAAGATGATAAATTTATAGATGATTTAGTTACTATGCTTGACAATGTACTAGAACACTTTATTGAAAATGCAGTCGATTTAAATTCACTTGGAGGTTACAATGCAAACTATGAAAGATTTAAAAAGCACATTAAAGAAGGTAAAGAAGGCTTTACAAAAGCTGCTTATTCAGCCTATCGTGAAAGGTCTATTGGTCTTGGAGCAATGGGTTTTCACTCTTATCTACAAAATCAAAACATTTCCTTTGAGGGAATCTTCTCGACTGGAATCAACTATAAATTATTTAAGTTCATCAAAGGAGCTGCTGTTCTTGCATCTAGAAGACTTGCTGTATTACGGGGGGAAGCTCCTGATATTTCTAATTCTGGTCTTAGGAATTGCCATCTCCTTGCTGTTGCACCTAATGCTAGTTCCAGTATTATTTGTGGGGGAACTTCTCCGTCCATCGAGCCTATCAGGGCTAACGTCTTCACTCACAAAACGCTATCTGGAAGCTACAAAGTTAGAAATAAAAACCTCGAAAAACTCATCAACAAAAAAGTAACTGACCCTAAAAAGCGAAAGAAAGTTTGGCAAGATATTAGTGATAATCGTGGGTCAATACAAGAGTTAAAGTTATTTACAAAAGAAGAAAAAGAAATATTTAAAACCGCAGATGAGATAAATCAAATCTGGGTTGTCGAACATGCATATAAGCGACAAGAGTTTATATGTCAAAGTCAAAGTGTTAATCTATTTTTTATCTTACCTGATTCAACTCAGAATCAAGAACAACATAATGAATACTTACAGTATGTCAGTGATGTTCATTGGTACGGTGCTAATAAATTAAAATCACTTTACTATTTTAGGTCTGATGCTGCTAAAGCTGCAGAAAATGTTAACATTAAAGTTCCACGAATTAAGTTAGATGAAGTGGAATGTATTGCTTGTGAGGGATAAATGAGCTTATTAAAAACTAGAGATTACTACAAACCATTTGACTACAGTTGGATGTTTGAGTATTACGATTTACAAAACAGAATGCACTGGCATCCAATGTCAGTACCACTACATACCGATGTAAAAGATTGGAATGAAAGATTAACTGATTCAGAAAAGAATCTTTTAGTTCAGATATTTAGATTGTTTACTCAATCAGATGTAGATGTTGCTTCAGGATATGTAGAAAAGTATATGCAACTTTTCAAACTTCCAGAAGCTAGAATGATGATGTTGTCCTTTGGTAACATGGAAGCAATTCATCAACATGCCTACAGTTTACTATTAGACACTGTTGGTATGCCTGAAATGGAGTATAAAGCTTTTGCCGAATACGAAGAAATGTCTAACAAGCATGAGTACATTACAGACCTTAAAACTATTAAGTCTGATAAAAGGACTATCGCTAAAGCTTTAGCCGTTTATTCAGCCTTTACGGAAGGCTTACAGCTATTCAGTAGCTTCGCTATACTCATGAACTTTCAAAGATATGGAAAAATGAAAGGCATGTGTCAGATTGTGGCTTATTCTATTAAAGATGAAAGCTTACATGTAGAAGCAATGACTAAATTATTTAGAGAATTTATCAAAGAAAATCTAGACATCTGGACAGATGACTTTAAAAAAGAAATCTATCAGATATGTAGAGAGATGGTAAAACTAGAAGAAAAGTTCTTGGACTTAGTATTTGAAATGGGAGATATAGAAGGATTAACTAAAGAAGAAATGTATGCGTACAACAAATACATTGCTGATAGAAGGTTATTACAGTTAGGACTTAAACCTAACTTTAACCAGAAAGATAATCCTTTAGGTTGGTTAGATGATGTGTTGGGAGTAGAGCATCAAAACTTTTTTGAAGGTAGAGCTACCTCATATCAAAAAGCCGGACTGAGAGGTGATTATGGACAATTAACCTTTACAGGATTTAACAATGAAAACGAAACGAAATGAAGCACAACTTTTAGCTTATAGATTA